GCACGTGATCGACCCGCGGCGAATACCAGCCAAAGGCACCAACTTCCACGTGGTGGACCCGTGCGACGGGCGCAACTGGTTTATGGTGTGGATTCGGATTGACTCACAAGGCCGCTGGTATGTCTATCGGGAATGGCCATCGACTGGGCACCCGGGCGCCTACATACCGGGAAGAGGCGACCCGGGGCCCTGGGCCTTACCAGGGCAACCTTATGACGGCGTGCGCGGACCGGCGCAACAACCGTTTGGTTTCGGCCTGGAGCGATACATTCAAGAGATAACACGCCTGGAGAACGGCGAAGAAATCGCGGACCGGTGGATGGACTCGCGCTACGCGGCCAACCCTACCACGACAAAGGAAGGTAGCACCACGCACATTATGCAACTGTCCGAGCTGGGCATGGACTTCCTGGCCGCGAGCGGTAAGGAGATAAGCGAAGGCACCGGGCTCATTAACGACAAGCTGGACTACGACCAGGACCTAGAGATAGGCAAATTTTCACCGAACCTGGCCAGGCTCAACGAGCCCAAGCTATTCGTTTCGCGCGATTGCCCGAACGTGATTTACTCGCTCAGAGAGTGGACCAACAAAGATAAGCAACACGGGGCATGTAAGGACCCGGTTGACGTGTTGCGATACGCGGCGCTGGCCGGCCTGGATTACATCGGCGCCGATGCTTACACCTGGCAGGGAGGAGGCAGCTACTAATGACACCGAAAGAAGCAAAAGCACTTTACCAGGCAGGAAAGATCAGAGCGATATGGGAAGAGCTCTCTAAAGAGCTAAGGGCGCTTGATGCCGATGCGCTGGAGAGTTATCTCGCGCACCCGTCGCCGGACTTTGCCTACCACGAATCATGTAAGCTGGCGATCAAACTGGCGCGTGAACAACAAGAGGCAATGAAGCTGGCCCTGGAAGAGGAGGCAACTAAGTGAGTGACCAAAGAGACGCTAACCTTGTGGAGGTCTTAGCCCGGGCCAGCGACCAACTGGACCCGATACGCACCGATAGACTGGCGGCCAACGGTTACAGCGATGTGGCCACCAGGATAAGTGGCGCGCGCGTGGCCATAGATCACAGCTTACGCCTGGCCAAAGCGCACGAGCGCCGCGGCCATGACGCGGAGCGCCAGAGCGCCAGGCTCCAGTATCTGTTACGCAAACTCTTTATCGCGGACGACGAATACGGGACCGGCTTCTATAACACGGACAAATGGCAGGAGGCTTACAAAGCCTTGCGGGCCGAAATCGGCATGGAGGTGAAAGATTGAGCAAGCCTTGGGATAATGGAGAACGAATAAAACTAGCGGCGTCAATGCTGCCAGAATCGGAGCAGCGTTCTCTCAGTCAGACCCTCTCAAATTGGTTACTCCAAGAACGGGTGATTTGCGAAGGGAAGAAGAAAGAAGCCGATAGGCTAAATGCAATCATCGAGGGCCAAGCGAGTGCGCTTTCATCCACGCTTAGACGGCTTGAACGCAAGGTGGCCCAAATGGAAAAGCGCGTCAACGAAAGCGAAGTCCTGGAAACCATGAGGGCAGTGAAACGGGTAAACGACCGATGCACGAAGTTAGACAAGGATTTAACAGCGATGTGCAAAGAGTTATCGAATCTCTCCGAAGAGTGGCAACACGAATTTAACACCGTAAGCAAGAGGATGGGCAAAACCTATACCCAGGCAAGGCTATGGCAAGAAGCCTTGGCCTACGCCAGTAAAAAACTAAAATGAGAACGGTAAGGCTAACCTGGAAACAGCGGGTGAGCAAAAAGAAGAAAGCAGCCATACTGAAATGGATTCGGCTTTACTACTCCACGGCGCGCGATCGGGGCGATTATGTAGAGCTACACGCCGGCAAGCAGGACACAAAATTTATCTGGCTATTCATGTTCAGTAAAACCTTTAACGACATGGAGTGAGCTATGGATACCGAATCGCAAAAACTAAACGATATGGCGCTAATGCAAAAGGCTACCGAAACACTCATGGAGCATTTCGATAGCGTGCAGATTTTCGTTACACGATGTGACGACACAATGGACGGCACAGTGGGCGCCAACTTTGGTAAAGGAGATTGGTATGCGAGGCGCGGCGTGGTAAGAGATTGGATGCTTTCAAGTGACGAACGCGCCAAGGGAGGAGGAGCACCGCCAGAAAGCGAATGAGCACGGAAGCACCAGCCGAATTGATGCGCTACGGCACCATGCTGCAATGGCTAATGCAGAATGGCCTTACCGAGTGCGAGGTAGAGCGGATGATAGCCAAAGGCGTTATCCGGGCCCGCATCATTAAGCCAGGTGGACGCCCGTGGTATAACGCTACGCAGATCAAACGCCAGCTATTCGATGGCTGGGAGGAGGTATCACAGGATGAAGCTAAAAGAGCATGATATGCCGGCGAGCAAGTGCCCGCATTGCGGGACGCGCTTCGATCGGGCGAGCAGCCTTGATGATGAGGCACCGGGGCCCGGTGATGTTACCGTGTGCATCCGGTGCGCTAAGATTTGCATTTTCAATGAGGACCTAACCGTGCGCAAACCAACTGGACCGGAGCTATTCAGATTCACTACGGACCCGCGGGTAATGGAGCTCCAGATGTTCATTGCGGATACCGCGGGCCGCGTGGAGGCAAAACAAAATGAGTGAGGACCCCAAGAGCCAACTAAAACAAGTCGCCCTGGATTGCAGCGAAAGGGCGATTTACTGGCGCCGGCGCTTTAGACTAATCGCCTGGGTGAACGTGTGCGCCGGTGTGCTATGGCTGGGATTAGGTGTGCTGTTCATAACGACACACCGGGAGCTCTTCGTTATCTTTTGCGGCGTGGCGTTACTGGCTTTGGGGACCGCGGGTTTACTCATGGCGCGCAATGGCTTTGGGCAAGCCAGGAGCGCCTTTAACAATCTCATGCGCATCCGGCAGGAGTGCCTGGAGGCGATCGACATTTGCGACCGATGAGAGACGGACTTTACCGAATAACGCGCGATTCGTTTTGCGCTGGGTTTGTAGTGGAAGGCGGCAAGATCACGCGGTGCGCGCCGATTTTGCGCCGGCGCCTGGCGCGCGCGCCGGAGTATTGGATGAGCCAGGCCGTAAGAATTTCCAATGAAACAAAAACCAAAGAGCAGAAAAACAAACTATGACTACAATAGAAACAAAAGAGAGAGAAGAGACAACGCCGACCGAGGCCGAGCTACGCGAGCTGGGACTAACCACGGCGGCCAACAAGGTAAAACAGGCACGCGACCTGGCGCGTAAATTGCGCATCGCCTTTGAACATTTCCGCGTGGTGACGCCGGAAATCCTGGACCGGTTTCGTAAGGAGCTCTACGGCCACAGCTACGAGCTCAACGCGCGCAACTACAGCTACACCTACAAAGACCTACGCTTTACCGCGCTGGAGAACTATACCGAGGTGCCACCCCGGGAGGTGCTAAGTAAGATCAAAGATGCCAAAGAGCTCAAATGCTTCGATCGGTTTGAGGTGGCTACCCTGGAGACAGTCGAAAAGGTGCCAGACCCGGTGGTGTTTGGAATCATCGACGGTTGCGATAACAAATACTTTGTGGCGCAATGGGACGACGATTTGAAAATCGAGGAAATTCTACGCGAGGCTGAGGGATGAGCAAAAAGGTTTTGCTTCCAAAGGACCTGGCCGCGCGAGCTGAAAAGGTGGCCCCGGAAAAGGTGGAGGCAGAAGTTAAGCGAATTGTAGAGGGCTCTAAGCACGTGCCCGACTCGCTCAGGGATTACTTGCAGAACGCACAGGCAGCACAGCTAGGGCCGGTCTGGCCGGATGCCATGCAACAACAAGGTATTCCTTACTGGGTGGACTTGTATGGGCAGCAACAAGCCATCGCGGAGGAGAGACGGCGAGAAGAGCGCGAGCGGCGCCGGCGCAATTCGATGATCGGGGGCTTTCCCTGGGGGAACCTGTTTTGACCTGGTGGCCACGGCAAAGGGTTAAGGTAGAAACGGGCAGAGAGCTCGGGGAAAATGAGCTGGATGCGGCGCTCGCCGTGCCGAAAGACGATCGGCTTTGGCGCGCGTTGCACCAGCTCATTGACACCGCGGAGGAGAACGCGCACGAGAACGCAAACGCGAACATGGACCCGGCAACAGTGATGGCCGGCTACGTGGGCGGCGCGGCTCACCTAAAGATGTTACGCGAAGAGCTATTGAGCCGGCGCGAGGCCGGTATTAAACTCATGGGCGGTGAAGCGCCCAACAGGCCAGAATGAAATCAGTTAGAATCAGGAGCTGGAATGAGGGCGCTTGTCATTAACAAAGAGGTGGAGGCCGGCGCAAAACGTGTGATCGACTTTGCGCGCGGCAACGTGTATCACCCGCACCAAAGCGAGAATATCCCGGGCCATGACCCGCGCTTTGTGTTGCAGGTGCCCAATGGTTACCGGTGTGTGTTTTCATTCACCCAGGCACCGGACGGGAGCCTATGGCGCCACCTTACAGTTTCGGTGGACGGCAAAGGCTACCCGCACCCAGCCGCGGCCTTTATGCTGGCCAGCGTGTTTGGGTTTACCGGTTATGACGTAGCGCGGCCAGGTAAGCCACCGCCCCAGGACTGGATATTTTCCGCGAACGAGGGCGAGCATTGCGTTGTTGTTGCGCAACCTTGCGCTTTTCCGCCCGCTTAGCTTTGCGCGCCGCGATGGCAGCCAGGGCCGCGCGCCGGACCAGGAGCGAATACAGATCGGCGGCGCCGATCGAGTAGCGTTTACGCCGGCGCTCTTCGCGCATTATCAGCGTGCCATTGTGCGGGTAAATCTCTAACACGAGCCGCGGGTTTACCCGGTGGCCAACGTCATGATCGGTGACGCGGACCACGCGGTAAGGTTTGCGAATGACTGGGCGTTTGCACTTGCAATCATCCACTGGGTTTTCGTTGTGTGGGCAATCCTCATTGCGTGGATTGTGCCACTCTTTAACTGTGCCTAGTTGTTTGCTCATGAGGTAATATACCAAACGCACTTTTTGAAAAGTGACGAAAAGCGCATGTTATCACCCGTGTTACCCAGGTAGAAAAAAATTACTTGACACACTTTTGCGCCAATTTTCTGAAATGGGTTAAGTAGCCTTAACTTCCCCCTAACTTCCCCCCAACTTCCCCCCAACTTCGGGAGCTACCCACTTGCGCGATTTTGCCGGCGCGAGTTACAGCGTCCACTCATGAGGCAGTTTCATCGGACGCCGCCCGATGCCTGGCAAGGTGCCAGGCACAGAGAGAACCGATGTTTCCAACTTGGAGGAGGTTTTCCATGAACGAAGCGCAGGGCGCCGCGGGAACGGGCGAGGCCGAACAATCCACACCAACGCAACAAGAGCCAAAGGCAGAGAAGCCAGGCTTAACACCTTTGCAAGAAGCAGTGCGTAAGGAAATGGGTTACGTTTCCAACGAGGCTGAGCCGGCAAAGGAAGAGCCGAAGGAAGAGCCAAAGGAAGAGCCGAAGGAAGAGCCGAAGCAAGAGCCGACCGAGGAGCCGGCAGGTGAGCCAACGGAAGAGCCAGGCGAACCGGCGACAGAGGAGCCCGCGGAAGGTCCGCAGGAACCAGCAGCCGCCGAAGCCGAAGAGCACGAAGAAGAGGTGCCCGAGGATTGGCCGAAGTCGGCCAAAGCCACGATCGCCCAGGAAAGACGCAGAAAGCGGGAACGCACGAAAGAGCGTGACCAATGGAAGCAGACAGCCGAAAACCTTTATGCTCAGCTCGCCCAGGCTAACACACGCCAGCTACAACCCACCAGGCAGCTTAACGAAGTGGTGGACCAGCCGAGCCTGACCGCCGCGGAGACGCACTGGAGGGAGATTCGCCGCTTTGCCAGGACTCACCCGGACGGGGCGGACAACGTGTTAGTGGGCAAGGATGCCCAGGGCAACGAAGTTCGCCGCGATTACAGCCGGGAAGAGATCATTCAAATGGGCCTTGATGCCGATGAGGCTTTCGAGGCATTGCCGGCAAAACGTGCGTTTATCGCAGAATCGGAAAAGCAAACCGAGGCAGCCAAAAAAGCATATCCTCACTTGTTTAAGGACACCCCGGAAGGCCGCGAAGCCGCCAGCATTGTGCAACGGTTTCCGGGCATTTTGCAGACCGAGGACTGGGCTTTAGCAATAGGGGACTTTCTGGCCGGGCGCAAAGCGCGCCTGGCAAAGCAGGGTAAGAACGGGAAACCGCTCTCACCCCAGGCGCAAGCGATTCTAGGCGCTCCCAAAGTAACACCGGCACCCGGTGTTATTAAGAGCCGATCGGCAAGCAGCGGACCTGGTGGACCAGCCAAAGGCAGTGTTGTGGATCGCGTGGATGAGAAACAAGCCAATGAAGAGTTTTACGCCAAAGGCGGCACCAGTGAGGCGCTAGAGGACAAGATTAGACGCAAGCTTGAAGCGTCTGCCGGCGCACGCGAAGGCGGGAAACAAGCAGCCCTTGTGTAAAGGGTAAAGGAGTAAATTTCAAATGGCAGCAGTAGTTACATCTACAACTGTGGTGCATGAGGATTTAAGCGATGAGCTTATCCAATCCGATGTGCGCAACACGCCGTTCAGCTCGCGCATGAGAAAGGGAGCCAAGTTGACTAACATGGAGTTCTCATGGCCGCTGGAGGCAATGGGGCCACGGCAGGTAACACCGCCCGCGGAAAACGCGGACGTGACCACATACGAGGGTGACACGGAGGCACGCGCCTATAACCGGGCGCAACGCTTCTGGCGCCAGCCGCGTGTGTCTGTTATCTCCGATCGGATTAACGATACGGCGGGCGACTTTGGTAAGTATGCCCACCAGGTGCGGAAGAGGGTAGAGGACCAGAAGCGGGACATTGAATTTGTCCTACTTAGCGCCCAGCTCAGCGCGGCTGATACGGGCGCAGTGGGAACGAAAACAATGGGAATTGGCGCCGCGGTAAACGATGGCACCATCGCCTGGACCGACGCCCTCACGACGCCACCGGCAGGTTACCGAACGCCAGCGTCACAAATCTACACCGGGCTCCTATCGGCGCTCGATGAAGCGGCCTTTGTGAACATTCTGAAAAGCCGATTCGACGCACTGGGTATGACCACCGAGCTAACCTTGTTCGCGGGTAGCGCGCTCAAAGCGCACATCAGCGAATTTTTCGGCAAGTATAAGCCGGACAAGACCAACTACACGGTGGTAGTGCGCACGCAGGCCGAAGCGATCGACAGCCGGAAGTTTGCCGGCTACGGCGTGGATATGTATGAGGGCGACTTTGGCGCCTTTGACATTGTGGTGGACCCGTGGATGCCAGACCAACTGAGCGGATACGGGCTTAACATGGAGCTCATTCAAATGAGGCCAGGTTATTACTGCGATGTTACCAAGCTTCCCTACATGGGAGGCGGCGAAAGTGCACTCGTGGATTCCATTCTCGGTTACGAGTATGGGGACGCGCGCACGCACTTCAAAATCGCGCCAAGCGGCCCGTAGGAATTGCCAGGGTTAAGGCAAAAGGAAAAGGGTGCCAGATGAAGGAAAGCGTAACAACGCTGGAGATCATGGCACCCTTTCTCCCCAAAGCGGTAGTGAACGAGCTATGTAGCGGGCGCAAATGGGAGGACTACCGCAAGCGTAAGCTGGAGCTGTTACGCTGGAGAATCGCGCGGGCCTGGTGGCGCCAGCGGCGCCTGGCCGAACGCGAGCGCCAAAAGGAAACGCGCTTTGTCGATGGCATAGGACAGCGCAAGGCCGTGGTAGATGAGGAGCTGTTTGCCTTTACCCGCGAGAAATATGGCCGCCTGGCTTTCCACGACCCGGACCATCTTAATTACATTTTGAAAGAGCACCCGGAGCTACGGGTGCCTACACCTAAGCCGCGCTATCTCATGGTAAACGGTTTTCGTGATGCCACCCGGAATAGCGGCGCGGGGAATGGTGCCCGGGCAAATCCCGGGACGGCAGTTAGTGCTGAGAGACAGATAGGTGCTGGTTCTGCCCATGAAATACCCGCGCCGCAACCCGCTCTAGGAACATGACCAAAGCTAAAGCCAAAGCGCACAACTTGGAGGTGCTACTCACTATCGGGAACGTCACAATTTACGCGAGCCGAAAAGGTGATTATGTAGCGTTTGTCTCTGACCTGGATATTTGCAACGATGGCAGCGGACCATCACACGGGGACCCGAGTTACCAATCACAAACGGCCTATTACAACGGTGGCAAATACCTAAACGCCGACAAGGATAAGTATATCGTTATCCCGCCCCAGGTGCGCAAGATGGTGCCCCCGGCAGTGATGGGATGCAAGGCGCGGCTTACCAATCTGGATAGCAAGGTAACAAGCGCGGCTGTTACGGGCGAGATCGGGCCAGACGATAAAACAGGCGAAGCGGCTTACTGCCTGGCGAAACTAATCAATCCCAAAATCACGCATAACAGCGGCGATAGCCGGTTGATTTATCTCTACGAGCTCTGGCCCGGCACCCCGGCTGTGGTGGATGGCAAGACTTACAAACTGGAGCCCGCATAAATGGCAAAGGAATTGCCAGACATTGAGATAGCCACCAAAGAGCCCCAGCTCGACGAGATTGTGGAGGAGCTGGACCAGGCGCAGACAGACGCTAACTGGTTTTACCGGCGCATGGAGCAAGCGCGGCGCTGGTGGTATTCGCAGTGGCCAGGGCAAACGATCGACGGCCAGAAGCATAAGCAATTCCAAACTGATTGCTTCCCGTGGGAAGGGGCCAGCGATTCGCGCTTGCGCATTGTAGCAACGCTTATCTCAGACCAGGTGAGCGTGCGTAAGTTTGCGTTTTTCCAATCGAAGATACAGGCGCGCTCAGTCAGGCCGTTACTCCATGCCGGCGAGAGTAACAAAAGCACCAAGCTACTCCAGTGGACTATTTACAATCACATGTGGCCCCAGGTGCTACGTGAGGTGCCCCTGGTTTACAACTGGTGGCAAGGCTACGGCGTGGGTTTCATGGGCATTGAGTGGGAGCAGCAACGGCGCCTGGACTATCAGCAAATTTCGCTTCCCATCCTGGCAGAGATCATGAGCGCAATGGGCGCCGGCGAGGACGCCATGCTTTGGCTCATGGACGCAATCAGGGATGAGAACCAGGAGGATGAGCTTACCATTCTGGTGCAACAGCTTTCCCCGATTCTCACCAAACCGGACGCGCGCAATATCGTAAAAGATTTGCGCGAGGTGGGCACCGCAGAGGTGCCGATAGCTTACCCTTACATTAACAAACCGCGGTGGACCGCGCTACGCCCGTGCGTGGACGTGTTATTTCCCAGTGAAACAAGCGACCTACAGGAGGCCCGTTTCTTTACCCGCATGGACGACTGGGTAAGTGAGACGGAGCTAAAAGATCGAATCACTACCGAAGGCTACGACAAAGAATTTGTAAACGAAGCGATCAAACACAAGGGCCAGCCCGGCCTTGCATCGCAACCCTGGCCGCAGCGAGACGGCGCGCCGCCGCGGAGTTACCGCGATTTAATCCAGATTTATCACCATTACTACAAAGCCAGCCATAACGGCACGCCTTGCCTTTACGAAACCATCTTTAACCCGGTAGTGAAAGGGCGCACCAGCGGCAAGGTGCTATGCGCAAAGCACGGCCCGGCGCCATACGATCACGGCCAATACCCGGCCATTGAGTTTTGCCGGCGCACAGAGGACCGGCGCATTTTGGGTAGCATGGGAATAGCCGAAGAGGCTTACACCGATGAGCTGGACATTAAGCGCCAGCAAGACGGCCTAAGCGACCGCACCAGTCTGGTGCACAGGCCGCCAATGATCGTGCCTTACTCGCGTGTGAAAGACATTAAAAACACGCCGATACCTGGCGCGGTGCTAGGTGTGAGCCGGCCCCGAGAGGTGGATTGGATGCCTTTACCGCCCACGGACGCAACACCGGTGGCAGTTATCCAGATGGTGCAACAGCGCCTGGACCGGCGCTACGGCCTTTTCGGCGGTGACATTGACCCCGAGCTAAAGCAGGTGCGCCGGCTGGAGGCTGGCCAGGATACCAACGCGCTTATGAGCCTGGTGCTGGAGCAGACCTGGCAGCTCATACAGCAATACGAAGCGCCGCAAGAGGTGGCCGAAGTGGTAGGACCCCTGGCCCGGCCATTCCCGGTGAGCCGCGATGAAATCCAGGGCAAACACGATGTAAGCGCCACCACAGATATGCGCATGTTGGATGCCGAATACGCGCAACAGAAACTGGCGCTAATCGGCCAGGCAATGGCTTTCAAACAAGAGGGCGTGTTGTTTAACATGGCGGTAGAAGCCATTGACCCGGACGCCGCGGACGCACTGGAGCAAAGCCAGGTGAGCCCGCAAGCGCAAGAGCAAGAGCGCCAGGACGAGCTAAACGCAATCGCCCAGGCCATGAGCGGCATTGAGCCGCCATTGCCGATGTATGGCAATTATCAGCTACGGCTCCAGGTGTTACAACAAGCGACACTGGGAAGCAGTAACCCGCTAATGGCGCAGCGCCTGGCCACCGCGCCCGACTCCCAGCAAATCCTACAGAACCGGGCGCAATTCTTTATGCGGCAGATGCAGCAATACACGCAAAACCCGCAGATTGGCCGGGCCCTACAGACCAGCACTTTCCACGAGAAAATGGCGCCGCAACTCATGGCAGCGCCGGGAGGAGGCCAATGAAAGAGGTAGCTAAGACTTTCCACATTCCCGATAGCGCCGTCCATAACGTGACTGACAAGACGGCTTACCTATTGGACGCGATAATAAGCATACCAAACGAAGGCGCTAACTGGACCTTTGGCATCCGCGACAAACAAGTGCCGGCCATGTATGCCATCCCGCCAACAATCCTGGCAAAGGAAACAAATGTAGCCATTAAAAGCAGTGATCTAAAGCGGCCCATGTTAATGCAGGGCGGCATTGACATTGTGACCGCGGGCGGCACACCTGGCGCCGTGGACGTTTGGATTTGGTATGCCGTGCCATGAGAACCGTGCCTTACAAAACAGTTTTCGAGGGCATCCTACGCCGGGCCGGCATGGACCCGCGCGGCGATGCGGTGGCCAGTGACACCGGCCTGGCGATCGGACAACACGCCAGCGCGCGCGTGCGCCGGGCCTGGTTTCTATGGGAATGGCCAGAGTGGACCGTGGTAGAGGAGCGCGCTTATCGCCAGGTGTGGAATGACTCGCGCCAGTTTTACGTTGAGAACCTGGAGGGCAAACCGGATGAGGTTTTCTATTGCCCTAACTGTGCCACGCACTCACTGGAGGGCGCCGGCTACTACCGCGTAAAGGAAGATGGCCCGGGAAATCCACCGATCGGCATACCGCCCACCGATGAAACTTTTTGGGAGCCATTCACACCGGACACTTACGTTGCTTACGATCAAATTTGCCGGCGCCGCATAGGTGAGGTGTTAGACGTGTATTCGGCTAACCCGGACGTGGTAAAGCCGCCACCGAGCCTGCTCCACCAGCCGACACAAAAGGGAATCCAGATTTATGACGCGAGCGGGTTACTCACCGTGTTTATCAAATACCTTATCCCAGCCGAGCAGTTTACCACGTTTCCCTACATACCTAATCGCACCTATCTCCGCGGCGAAATCGTTTACGTGGCAAGCGCCGGCGAATGTTACCAGGCTATCCGCACGGCTTTAGAGAAAGACCCGGTGAGCGAGGTAGGTTACTGGCGCCAGTGTTTGTTTCCCGAGGTGCTGGCCGAATATGTGAAGGCCGGCGTTTACTGCGATTTGCTCAGGGAGACAGACACCAGCGACGAACGCGACCCGGTAATGTTACAGCTCCGCGGCCAAAAGGCGGCAATGGCCGACCAGGAGGCCGAGGATGAAATTAACCGGCAGATTAACAGGCTCCAGGCGCAAGGCCAGCACTACCAGTATTTGCCCTTTGGCGTGGCGGTCCGCCAGGCGATCGGCGCCGCGGGCGCGCTCTGCTCCACACCTGGCTACGTGCTACAAGGTGGTGGCCCGGATTATGGACCGATAACACCCACCGGTAACGGGAGCACTACCATAACGGACCAGTGCGAAACAGAGTGGGGCTATCTGCCACCGGTGCCAGTGGAGCCGAGCCCAAGCGTTATTTACGAGTATCACGAGGAGGTTGTTTCGGAGCTGGCGCCGGAGCCGTCTGTAGCTGGCGTGCCCACACTGGGCAAGCTGCCGGGCTCAGTCATTGTCACTTCGTTCGGCAACCAATCGCGCTCTTACAAGATCATGACCGGCACGAAAGACCCGGCAGACCCCGGCCAGATCGAGCCGCACGATTACAACGCCATCACGAACCCACGTTACTACCAGCGGATATGAGACGGCAAAACGTTTATTTTCTTATCGTTGTTATCCTGGCGCTGGTGTTCATCGCCTTTTGTGGCCGCTACGCGGTGGCGGATGAGCCCATAATGCTCAACACCAAGAGCCACCAGGTCACCAGCCCGCTTACCATCGACTTTGGCACGGCTACCCTACTGGGACTCCCTACGCCGGCGCCGGCGCCACTGACTTTAACAGGCGACGTAACAGGCACAGGCACGGGCTCCGTAGCTACCACCATCGCAAACAACGCGGTAACCAGCGCCAAGATTGCAGCCACTTCCGTAACAAACGCGAAATTGGCCGTGATGGCGCCACAGACGATAAAAGGCAACGCTGGCGGCACAAGCATTGCCCCGGCAGACTTAACAGTAGCGGACACCAAAACGCTTTTAAGTCTTAACAACGTGGAGAACACCGCGCTCTCCACCTGGCCGGGCAGCACCAATCTCACCACACTGGGAACGGTAACAACCGGAACATGGAGCGGTAACCCCATCGCAACGGCCAAAGGCGGCGTCCCCACAGGCGGCGCCACGAACACGGTGCTGATGAAATCCGGCGCAACAGATTATTCGACCACGTGGGGAACAATCGCCAACGGCAACATGGCCACCATGCCCACGCTCACGCTGAAAGGAAATAATACCGGCGTGGCATCAGCGCCGCTAGACCTTACCGCGACCCAGGTAAAGACAATGCTTAACCTTAACAACGTAGAGAACACCGCGCTCTCCACGTGGCCGGGCAGCGCCAATCTCACCACACTGGGCACCATCACCACCGGCACGTGGGCCGCCACCCCATTAGGAACAACCTACGGCGGGGCGCCCACCGGGGGCGGCACCGGCCAGGTTCTCACCAAGAACAGCGCGACGAACTACGACTATACCTGGAGCAGCCCCGCGGGCACCGGCACGGTGACTAATGTTACATCGGGCAACGCGAGCCCGCTCTTTAACGTTTCGATCAGTAACCCCACCACCACGCCCGCGTTTAGTTTTATCCAGCAAAACGCAGCCGCGGGCACCGTGTTTGCAAACAACGGCACCCTAGCAGCCACGCCGGGCTTTGTGACTAACCCGCGCATAAGCGCAATAGCAAACCTTACCACCAACGGCTTTGTAAAGACTGGCGGGGCCACGGGCGCGCTCTCAGTAGATACAAACACTTATCTTACCGGTAACCAAACCATCACGCTCACGGGCGACGTTACCGGCAGCGGCACCACCAGTATTAACGCGCAGATCGGGACCGGCGTAATAACGGCTACCGAAATCGCCGCGAACGCGATCGGCGCCAGCGAGATTAACAACACTCAGGACATGGCGCTAGCCGCGGCGCAAACGATCACGCTTTCTGACTCCGGCACAACGAGCGCGCCGAACGTGCTCACATTAGGGCATAACAGCAGTGGCACCCCTTCTACGAACTTTGGGGAGAGTTTAGCTTTCAACGCCAAATCCGACACCACAAACAGCAGGACACTGGGCGCAATCGCCGCGCAATGGACCACGGCTACAGATGCCAGCCGGACCAGCAAAATTTCAATAAAACCGGTCAGTAACGGAACGCAAATTTCCAACGGTCTGATCGTGTTTGGCTCTGGCGGTGTAGCGGTCAATACGAATAGTGACCCAGGCTCAGGCGTTATCTATCCGCCCAACGGAATCCAGGCTGTAAGCAACAACAGCACCGCCGCGGCTGGCATAGTAGGCGAAACTATTAGCGCAAATCTAGCCTCTGGCAGCGCCACGTCTCTTAGCAACAACGTCAATAAAAACATTCTCAGCATTTCACTCACGGCGGGAGACTGGGACGTGCACGGCGTGGTGAGCTTTAACGCCATAAATGTCGCGTCCACTGGCACCGAGATAGCGTCAGCCAACATTAGCACCACGTCCGCGACGCTCCCCGATGATGGCGAGCAAAGCTATACAACGATAACAAATGGCACAGCCGCAGCTCAGACCTTAATTGGAAGCTGCCAGTTACCGTCGCGGCGCGTCAATCTCTCAACCACCACTACGGTTTACCTGGTAGGTAAAAACGTTTTCAACACGGGCACTAGCACTGCCTTTGGCTTTATCGAGGCAAGGAGGGTGCGATGAGGATAGCAAACTTTCGGGATGATGTGCTTTGGGCAATCGCCTACAAAATGGGCCTGGACCCGGCCCAGGAGTTTCTAACAGACGAAGGCGAAAGCCTGGCCAGCTACATTAACGCATGGGTAAGGCGCACGTGGGATGATAAGGACTGGCCGGAGTGGAGCGAAACCCTGGAGTTTACGCCGGACAGTAACCACATGGTGGCTTACCACAGCGTGCCAACGGGCGCCGCGCTGCCGGTAGTTATTTCGCGTCCCTTAAAGGTTTACCTGGTGGACCCGCGCACCACGCCTTACCCAATCGACACGCCATTTCGTGAAAGTGACTACGGCTTGCACGTGGGCTTTGACCACGGGCTAACGGTCTGGATTAAGTTTGTTCCCGAAGCGCCTAAGTTTACGTCGATCAAGTGGGACCCAAACGTTACCTACAGCAAAGGAGACTCCACCTACAGCCCGGATGAGGGCGATTGTTTCACCAGCCTGGTAAACAACAACCGCGCTAACGACCCGAGCATTGGTTACACGCAGGCGATACCAACCGAGCTTATCCAGGCAGCCGAGCCGCCAGACCCAGGGCACCCGGGCCAAAATGAAATTATCCAGGTTTTCACGGTTGCACAGCCGGACCCCGCCTCGCCGATCATTCTTCCACCACCCACGCCGCCACCGCCAGTAGCTAACACAATTTACCGCTTAGCTATCACCACGCGGCCAACCAACGGCTTTACCACGCTGGCAGACGTGAGCTACACCGTGGCCAGCGGCGACACGTGGGATAACGTGATAAACAACCTTGCGGGTTTACTTACCGCGGCGCCCGGCCTGGCCGGTTTCATTATTACACCGGTGCCAACGCAACTGCGCATCGACATAGAGGACGCTTCCGATTTTGCAATCGGCACCTGGTATGCACAACAGCCGGCGAGCACGGTAGTAAAATATCAAAAGCGCGTCCAGACGCAGACCTTTATTGCCGAGGTGCCACCTTTACCTGGCCAGCCACAGATAAGCCGGCTAACGATCGGGCCCAGCCTGGTAAAGCCATGCGCCGTTTACGAGATTACTTTTCACGACCTGGAGGGCGCCAAGCACTCAGTAGAATACGAATCACTGGCCGGCGATACCGTAACGCAAATCCTGGCCGGCCTGGCCGCGGCGATCGACGGCAGCACAGACACATTCTTTGACTATGTGGCAGTGAGCGTGGACCCGACACTGGGGACCATTGAGCTCTCCACAATGGGAGGCATAAGCATTGACGCCACGGTAAACCCGGAGAGCTCTGCTTACTGGCAAAAAGTTTTCTTCCCTTACGCGCTAGTGGAGCCGGTGGTGCGCGGCGCTTACTCGGATGCTTTGCGCGAGGCCGGCCAGAGCGACAAGGGCATGGCCGAAGAACAGGGCGCGGTGCAAGAGGAAGCCGATCGGGCCAGCAAAGCCGTGTCACCAGCTTACGACATTTTAACAGACCAACAGCGACCAGCGCCGCGGTATAGCACCCGGCCAAAGGTAATACCATCAGGGAGGTAACTAAATGGCGGTAATGATTCAAGCTGGCGAGATCGGGAGCATAGAGCCTTACGCCATTAACGGCTTTGAAGGTATGACGGTAGGACCGCTTAACGGGAGCGTGATCACTTTAGGCGAAGCCGACTCGGGCGATTGCCACTTTGATGATGCTGCCGAGGTGGGGAGGAGAACCTAATGCCAGACGACGCGGAAGTGTATCAGAAAACGGCGGATGATAAGGTAATCATCCTTAACCCGCGCGCCTACTTCGTGCAGGGATTCAAAGCGCCGGGATGGACGGACCTACGGGTAGGCTGGTTTCTCAGTCTCACCGACGATACCGGCGACGATGTAACAGGTGGCCTGGCCGAAACGATTGTAGCCGGCGCCGTAGCACAGCCCTCAGACCGCTACTGGCTGGGAGTGAAAACGCGCGGCAACGCGATGCCTGGACAAATAGATAGAAACTCTGGCGACAACAACGATGGCATAGTAAGAACGCCGCCACCGATACGCGAAGGCGGCAGGACGCCACCGCCACCCAGGCAGCGGCCATCCTACGTGACCTTTATCGGATTCACTAACCGCTACCCCACCGGCAGAGACGCCCGCGGTGGGGATTCCGTGTTGAGCAGTAGCGATGAGCAGCTTGGCACCAGTAACACGAATTTTTGGCGCCCTAACAACTCGCTAAAGTCTTACTACTCGTTTGTGATGATGGACCAGCTACCCAGGGCAAGAGGCGGAATAAACGGGGCGGCCCTGGCCCAGCATTTTCCACAAAGCGCCGGCGCCGTGGCCGCGGGTTACGCCGTGCTTTTAGGGATGCGCTTAACCCGGGACACCCCGACTTCGCGCACGATCACAGCTTACGTGAAGAGCGCGGACCAGTCCGCGGATATGCTTTACAGCAACACGCCCACAAAAGAGCTAATCCGCGACACCTTGCAATCCTGGCCGGCCAGTCAAATGATCGGGCCAGCGTCATTAGCAAACGTGCCGGAAGCTTTCTACTTCTACTGGCCTTTTCGCAATTCGCGGCTTCGCATCCACTCAGTGGGAATCCTTAAAGCCGCATGAAAACCAAACACAAAACAAGGAGTAAACCAATGGCTAAAAAGAAAGCAGCAAAAGAAGGTGAACAGCCAGACCTGGAGCTGGCCGAAGAAGAAACGCTACCGCCACCGGACCCGCCAAAGGCAAAGAGCGAGCCCACGGAGCCAGCCGCGTTTGATGCGGTGGACGACAGCCCGAAAGGCGCCGATCCCGAGGACCCGAACGCAACCTTTGAGCTGGACTTGTTACATCACGAGTCCATTCGCGGCACGGGACCCAGGCCGGAAGAAGCCGCGCCGCAAGAAGCCGCGCCGGGCGAGGAGCCAAAGAAGGAGAAGGAAAAGGAGGAGTAACATGGAAACAAGACGGATGGAGGAACACGAGTTTCCCGAGACGGACACCGCGGGCTTAAAAGCAAAGGTCAATAGCCTTATCGACGACCCGAACCTTGCCAACTTCAACGTGACCAAGATCGAGGGGACGTTTCAGTTACAACTCCAACTCAAATACTCGCCAGCAATGAAAGGACAAAAAGCATGACACTATTAACCATCTTTTACTGGATTCTGTTACTGTTAATCGCTATCGGCGCCCTGGCTCCGACAAGCTGGGAATACTGGCCGCGAGCCAACGCAATCGTGACGCTCATTTTGTTTATCATTATCGGGCTCAAATTGCTTAAACCACAGTGGTAAAGCTAGACCTACACAACCGCTCCACCACTGACATAGTGGTGCTTTGTTTCACCGGGCTGGTATGCGCGGTGCTGGTGCTTATCACAGTGGGCATTGTGGTTGCCAAGTTATTGCATCCAGAAGCGGACTTTTCAAAAGCCGGCGAAGCGATCAATAACATGCTGAGCACCATTGTAGGCGCGCTGGTGGGCTTTATCAGTGGCCGCATTTACGGGAAACGCGAGCAACAAAACGGCGAGACAAAATGAAGCTAGAAACGCTCTCCAGTTTTGCATTGATGCGGATGCTTAACGATTGCGCCCAGGGGAGCGCCATTCAGCGGAAGATACAGCAAGAGCTAAACAGCCGGGAGGAGAACCTAAAACACAGCGATAACAAAACGCCGTGGCTATTCAGCGATGAGGAGCTGAAAACCATGCGGAAGAAGTGGGGACCGAAGTAATGGCCAGGTGGGGAGCATACGGGAGATTAGATAGCCGGTTACTCTTTGATGGTGACCGGAAATTTGTGGGCCTGGATATGACCCGGGACCGGGCGCTACTGGCGCCAGGTATGCTGGCCGTGTCAGAAAACAAACGCTTACGCAACGGCACCGCGGACACGCGCAAGGGTAACACCGTGGCCGCGGACTTCATGCCGGACTTTGAAAACATAATCATTGGCTCTGGCATCTACGGTAACCCGAATGGCGACGAGGTAATGCTGGTGGCCACGCTGGGCGCAAATTATGTGTGGGCACTCCAATACGGTAAAGACCCGCTAAAGATACAGCTCGCCGCGGGTGAGGACCTGGCCGGCCTAATCAGCGTGCGTTTCTGCCAGGCGTTTGACAAGGTGCTGTTATTCCGCCGCAACCCGCCAGCCGGCAAACAAACCCTGGAATGGAATGGGAACACCGACCAGACCGATAACAACAACAAGTTTAAGCCGGTTACCATTTCGGGAGGCACGGACGTAGGCAGCGGCACCGCGCTTATCCCGGCTACCACAGACGGCGAACCATTCCAAAGCCGGGTGCTTCTCTATAACGCGGTGTGGCCGGCATTGCCCTGGCGTGACCAGATGATAGAGACGGACATTCTGGATTACACCCGATATGACCCCGTTTATTCAGTCTTTCGGATTAACGCCGGCGAGAGCGATTACATCACCCGGATATGGCCTTACTACCAGGGCTCAGTAATTTGTTTCAAAAAGAATACCATCCACCAGGTAGCGACCTTCACCATTGACCCCAGCTTGATGCAACAGGCGCTACTAAGTAAGCGCATGGGCCTGGCCGGACCTTACGGCATTGTGGAGGAGGGCAACGATTTGCTTTTTGTAAGTGAGCCAGGCGGCATCTATCGGCTTAGCGAAGTTATCCAGGAACGAATTGGCGCCCAGCCGGTGCCTGTAAGCGACCCTATCCAACCGATCATTGACCAGGTGGATTGGCTGGCAGCTCGCAACCCAATCGGTGGCGGTGGCGTGCGCGCGGAGACGCTGGGCGATTTTGCATTTTTCGCATTGCGGATTGGTAACATTGCGCCGCACCAGGGTAACAACATCGTGGTGGCCTATAACACCGTGAGCAAGCTATGGGAAAGCGTGGATATGTGGCCGGACCCGCGCTTTACAATAGATGCCTTACACGTGACCCGATACAACGGCGCACGTGCTTTGTTCGCCCTGGATTATGCAAACAAACAAGTTTACGTGCTTTACCAGGCAGAGGCTTTCGATGAGATCGGCACGGACATTTGGCCCATCCAGGATGCAATGGAGACACGCGGCTACACGTGCGACGACGCGGCAAGCTTCAAACGCTTTGCCCGGGCGCCGATAGCTATTCGCACCAGTAACCCGGAGATTTATGTAAGCGCGATCACAGACGGCGTGAACGAGGTAAAGCCGCTCACACCCCTACCGATCACGAAGGACCGCACCAAGTTTTACCAGCACGGGCACCCGGACTTTACGCCCAGTGACGACCCACTGGCGCCAAAGCGCCAGGATTACAGCCAGAGCGATATTGGCGATTTTGCCGGCCAGGATTATGAGGACTTACCCATAGGCCCAATCTCAGTAGTCCCGCCCGAGGTGGTGACGACTACCACCGGCCCGCGGCAGCAAACACTGGAGCGGCCTACGCTCCGGGTAAACGGGCGCTGGGTAAGTGTGCGCATTGAGAACCGGAGCGGAGTTTGCGACGTGTTGGCCGTAGGTGTGGAAGCCACGCCAAGCTTAATGGAGACAAAGACAGCGGCATGATAACAGACGTAAGAACGATTAAGGCGCTACTGCCTGGCGAGAATACAGCCATCCAGGAAGCGGCCTACCTTTACCTAAAGTGGAAAAGCAAGGTGCCCTTTAACGAGGACCTGGCCAACTACCTTGTTAGCGGATGCGTGGCCACGCGGCCTACTTGTTTTGCAATGGCAAAAGTTATCCAACTACCAAAAAGCGAAAAGGCGTGGAGTGAGCAATACGCCTGGTTTATCCGCGTGGCCGTGGGCAACATTATGGAGCTCATTTCGTGTCTCCCTGGTTACTTGCCCTGGATTGCATTTTGCCGGCGCGGCGAGGAGCGCATGAGAATTTACAGGCTGGAGCGTTTGTTACGCCTGGCAGAAAACGATGAGCAACGCAGACGAAAACACATTGAGGAGGTAACAACATGGGCGGAGGCGAACAACAACTAAGTCCAGAAATGCAACAGTTTCAGGCATACCAGCAGCGCCAGGACCTTGCAAAGGCGGTGCGCACCGGCTTGCAAGGAATCGGCGCAGCGGTGGGCCAGCCAATAGCCGCGGGGAACCTGGCCGGCCCGCGGCAAATGGGGCCGCCCGGTGTTGCTGCTACGCCAGGACCGCCAACAGGAACCGTAGCGCAAGGCATAGGGCCACTCTTTAGACCACAAGGCGGCATTGACGAAACGCAGCTCGCCAAAATTTTATCAGCATTAGGATACGGAGGGTAACATTATGGGAGGAGCACCAGAAGCACCACAACGAAACCTGGGCGAGGAACTAGGCTCAATCTTACAATTTTTGCCCAAATTTGCACAAAAGAGCTACGGCATTACAAGAGAGTTTGCACCGAAGTTTGCGGGCAAAGACATTGCCTTATCGAAAGAATTTGCGCCGCAATACGCCCAACTGGGTTACGATATTAGCAGCCAATTCGCGCCCCAGTATCTCGGGCTCAACTTGCAACAGATGGCGCGGAACATTGCCGGCCAACCGTTACTGGCCGAGCTTAACAAGCAAGCGCAATCGGAGCTGGGCTTACAAGGGATGCCCAGCGAGGATGAGTTACGCCGGGCCAGCCAACAACAACTAGCCGGCTTCGCCGCCCGCGGCAATGTGATGGGTAATCAGTCCCTGGCCGCGGACATACTCAGCCGCGACGAGCTCGTGCACCAGCGCGCGCGTGAAGCGCAGCAATTCGCCAGCGGCGTGCAACAGCTTAACCTGGGACAACTCGGGGGCCTGGGCGGCATTGCGCAAGCGCCTAATTTCGCAGCTTACGCGGCGCCAGGTGCGGCGTTTGGACCAATGGCCGCGGGCCTGGGTGCGGTGCAAGGTATCACGAGCCCCATCATGGGTTACGGCTCGGATTTATTTAGCTCCAACCAAAACGCGGCTTTTCAGTCTAGCGCCGCAGGGGCAAACAAAATGGGCGGCACGCTAGGTGCCGGCATAGGCGCCGTGGGTAGCATCGCCGGGGCGGCATTATGATGGACAAAGAAGAAAAGATTGCGCACGCGCGCCACTTAATTTACGAGTGGCACCGCGAAGGCGAAACGGCGCTCATGTGCTCTTTTGGTAAGGATAGCATGGTGCTCTTACACCTTTGCCGGGAGGTGTTGCCACACTACGGCCTGGACGCGCATAGCTATCCCATCCCAATTATCTTTTATCGGCATCCTTACTTTGCGGCAAAGCATGAATTTGCCGACAAGATCATTCAGAGCTGGGCGCTGGAAACTTATTCTTACCCACCTGGCGCGTGTGGCATTAAGTATAACAATGAGCGGTTGGAGCTGGTGGCACGTTACCACTTTGGAAGCAGTAACATGGACGTGCCACTCAACACGGAGCCACCTATTGCCAGGCGCGATTTTGTTTGCGGCTTGCAATGGCTACTTAGGCCCAAGATCACTGGGATGCTTTTCCCCTGGCGCACGGTTTACATCGGACACAAGAGCAGTGACGTGGACCCATTTGAAGGGCCGGTGCCATTGAACTGTGAGGCCAGCGAAGCCGGCGACGTGAATCTAGTGTTTCCGCTTCGCTACTGGAGCGATGCAGATGTGTGGGATTACTTGGAAGAAAACAAGGTGCCTTACGATCGGCGCCGTTACCAGGACCGTGCAGAGCTGCCGGACCGGTGGCTTAACCCGGATTACATACACGCTTGCACCAGGTGCATAGACCCACGGAATAAAGATAAAACCGTGAATTGCCCCAAGCTACAATGCACCGTGCGCAACGTAGGCGCTGAGGTCTTACGCTTACAAGAGCAACCGAGTTACATTGACAAAGAGAGGAGAGAAGAAAATGCCATTCACAGGAAGTGCTAGAGATTACATCGGCGGGCAGTTAATCGCGCAGGGAGTTTCCCAGGGCGTAGGTGCTTTATCTGACGCGCTACAAAGATACGAAGAGGACAAAGCGCGCGCCGCAATGTCAGACATAACACTGGACTACGCCAAAAATATCCCTGGCGCGATCACTCCCGAGGCGTTGCAACGTTACCACCAGTCCAACGCGAAAGAGAAGGCTTACATTGCTATGGGCGTGCAAGCCAACTTGAAAGATATGCTGGAGCGGACCCAGCAAGATTGGCAAAACCGAATGTATGCGGCCCACGCCAACTATTATCAGACCCAGGCAGGGAAGGAGAATGAGCCGTTTGGACCAAAGACCTTCGTGGTAAAAGACCCAGTGACGGGGCAAGACCGCTCCTATATCAGCACCAGCAAGGGCCAGGTGCAGGCGATGAATCCGAAACCAGACGACCAACTGGAGTATGACGAAGAGGGCAACGCGATCGGGCGCTGGAGTAATGGACGCTTTATTAAATTCCCGGCGCCACCGGACCCGCTTAAAGCAGCAATCGCGGAGCAGATGAAACCGGAAGGCGGTGCGCCGAAACAGCAAGCGCCGGCAAAGGCCGCCGCACCAGCCGGCACAACCGCAGCTCCGGTGCATGTGGGCAGTGTGGCCGAAGCATTGAAGCTACCGGCTGGCACGCTCTTTATTGATCCACAGGGAGTAACACGCCGCCGCTAACATGGCCAGTGAATGGGACCAGTTTGAAACGGTAAGCGCCCCGCCAGCCGGCGAAGATTTTGGCCAGTTTGACCAGGCGCAACACCCGGCCCTTACATCGCAGCACACCCTTACCGGTGGCCCTGGCGATCGGCGCAACGTGGTATTCCAAAGCTTGAAAGATTATGGCGCCACTCCCATAGCGACCGCCGCAATCATGGGAGACATAGAACAGGAGAGCAGTTACAAAGCGCGGCTACCTGGCGACCGCGGCACGAGCTGGGGCCTGTTACAAGTAGGCAGCCCGATGTTTCGCCAGTTTGAGCAGGACCAGGCCAAGCAAGGTTTCTCGCCAGGCTCACCGGAATACGTTTACAACCAGGTGCCTTATATCCTGGACCGCTTCAAACGCCAGCACCCGGAGCGGTGGGAAGCAATGCAGAACGCGCCCGACTCAGAGACGGCGCTTAACATTTTCCGCGGCACCAAAGACTGGGGCTACGGCATTGCCGGCAACCGTTTCAAATACGCGCGGACCTACGAAGAGGCGCTGAAAGGTAAGCCGGTGGAGGAAGTGATACGCGAGGTGCCTATTGAGAAGGCCATCCCCATAAAAGTGCGCGAAGTAGAAGTGCGGCGAGCCAGGCCAGTAGAAGGAGCTCCACCACAAGGTTACGTTGAAACGGGCGCACCAGCCGAGGCTACACCGGCGCCCGCGGCAGCGCAAGAAAACTGGGACCAATTCGAGAAGATCACGCCGCCAGGCGAAGAGCTCACACCCGAGCAGCAAGCGGCCCGCGCATACGCGCAAACGCCGGAAGCACGCGCAGAGCTACAGTTTCCCGAAGGTTCACCCGAGGCACAAGCGATACAGCAAGCCAGGCCGTTACTTAAAACCCAGGTGCCGGCGCCTGGCGCGCGCGGTCCTACGATCGAGGAGAGCGTGGCCGCGGCCACGCAAGTAACGCCGGCGCCGACCGTGGAGGTGCCACGGCGCGGACCGGCCAGCACTGTGCCGGAAGCATACGAAGAGGCGGGCGGTGGAATCGGTGGCGTGATTAACGCGCTCCATTTTGCCAGTCAGCAACCGATCATTGACGAGGACCAGGCCAAACAAATTATGTCAGTCGCGGCAGGTGGCGCGCGGACCGCGGCAAAGCTAACCGGCCAGAAAGACCTGGAGCAAGGCGTAGAGGAGCACCTGGCAGACGAGCTTTCAAAGTTTACCACACCCGAAGCAGTGGCCCAGTTAGCCGTGTTAAAGAACCCGGTAGCTCGTGTTATGTTTGCCGGCCAGGCACTGTCACAAGTGCCCGACGACATAACCGCAATCGCCAAAGCATACAAAAGCGGCGACCAGAAAGAGCTGGGGCGCGCGATTGCAGCGGCGAGTGTCAATGCCACAATGGGCGCAGCGATGGCCGCGGAGCCGATCATTGGACCGCGCTTTGCCAGGGCAGCCACGGAAACACGCGAGGCGCCACCAGAAGCACCAGCGGCAGCGCCAGAAGCCGCGCCAGGTATGGTGCCAGAGACGGCGAGAGTAACAACACCAGTGGAAGCGCCGGCGCCCGAAGAAGCGCCGCCAGGGACCGTGCCACCCGCGCCAGCCGCAGCGGCAGGTAGCGCATGGCAAGGTGTCCCATTTATGAGCCAGCAACGAATCAAGGCCGGGCTCAGCGAAATGGGTTACAGCTCAGCGCAGATTGAAGGCATGACCAGGCCCGAGCTCCGCGCGATCGATTGGCAAGCTAAGACCCGCGGACCTGGCGCGCCCGAGCCAGCCGGCGAGCCGACAATGACGCCGAAAACGCCAGAGGCCGAAGCGCCGGCGCCCGAACCAGCCGCAGCGCCGGCAGAAGATTTTGGACAGTTTGAAGAGGTAGGCGCGCCAACGCAACGAATCGAGAAGCCACTCACACCCGAGGAGATTGCAGAACGCGAGCACCGGGCGGAAATGATACGCGCCGGCAAGGAAGCGATCGAGGAGCAGGGCGGCATGGACATACTGGACGCCCTGGCTAAAGAGGGCGGCTTTCCATTAAAGGGCCATCGGTTTGAAGAGGGTTACCGCGGCGAGCTCCAGATGTTGCGTGAAACAATCCGCGGCACCAAAGGCTACCGTTACCGCGATGTGTTTGGGACCAATGCGCTCCAGGTGGACCAGCTTTTGAACCGGCTACGTTCCCGGGGCTTTGAGATTGAAACGCCGCACGAGCTCATTGATCGGGTGCAAGAGCGCATCCGCACCGGCACGCCGTTTTATGGTATGTCCGAAAAGGGAATGTTACTCACACCCAAAGGCCGCAAGCTACCACGCCGGCCAGGTGAGACAGGCCCCGAGTTATTCGGGCCGGAAGAAATGCCCTTTACACTTCGCGGCGAAGAGCTCACCCAGGAAGTAGGTAAAGAAGGCGCGGCCAGGGCCCAGGCCGAAGCCGAAGCGCAAGCGAAGAAAGAGCAAGGCACCTTGTTTACCACGCAACAGGCAACGCTACCGCGCAAGATCACGCCCACAGTAGCGCCTACACTTAGAGCTGGCGAACCGATAAGCGAGGCCAGTATCCGCGACTATCTAAGCAAGGCGCTAGACATACCAATACGCGCCGGGATTAAGGTGCCAGGCAAAGGCGTGGCAAAGGCGCTAGGTCTTTACCGACTTAAACCCGAGACGATTCGCAGCAAGCTACGCAACGACATACCCACCATTTCACACGAGGTAGGCCACTATCTACACCACCTTTTGTTTACGGACCCGAACGGCGGGCCCAGCAATTTTGCCACGGGCTTTGACCAGGAACTATTGCCACTGGGCAGAGTGACCAGCCGGCCCAGCTATCCCATTGACCGTATCCGCAGGGAAGGCGTGGCCGAATTTACGCGCGAATGGCTCACCGATCGGAGCCAGGCCCTGGCGAAAGCGCCCAACTTCACAAACTATTTTGAGCGCGAACTAAAGAACAAATTTCCGCAGACGTGGGACATTATGGAGAAGGCCCGCGGCGACGTTGAAAAGTTTATCGCGCAACCTGGCTGGGAGAAAGCGCGCTCCCGAATTGTATTCGATCAAAGACAACCGCGCGGGACAATGCGCCAGTGGCTCTCACGCAAATACACCGAATGGTTTAACGAGCTCGCGCCGATCGACAGGACCATGAAACGCTTGCAAGAGTTTGGCCTGGACAAAGCGACCGCGGAGCGAGTGAGTGAGCGGGCTGTTAATTACAAAGGCGGCTGGCGCGGCAAAGCAGATTATGACCTGGAGTTTGCGCAGACGGACTTAAACGGGAATGAGATCGGGCCCGGGCTCAAAAAGATTTTGAGCGGCCTGGAGCCAAAAGAGCTTGGCGATTTTTCGACTTACATTGCATTGAAGCGTGCCCAGGAGAAGGCCGGCCAGGGAATCCGCACCGGGTTTGAAGAAGATTTGAAAGACCCGGAAGTAACGAAGCGCATGGCAGACCTGGCGCCACGGTTTGAGCAGAAGCGCCAGGAGCTCATTAACTACAGTCAGCAATCACTCATGATGCTGGCACAAGCCGGCTACTTTACGCCGAAACAGTTTGCCAAAATGCTGTTAGCAAATCGGGACTACGTGCCCTTTTACCGAATTTATGAGGATGCACGGCCAGCCGGCCCACGCGGCACAAACAAGTCTGGTGGCTTTGTAAACACCAGCTCGGGTGTGCTCCGAATGAAAGGCAGCGATCGGCAAATAATCGACCCGCTAGAATCAGTCATTAAAAACACCTACGCTTTCCGGGACCTGGCAGAACGCAACACGATCGGGAAAGAGTTTGTCGATGCGGTGGAGCAAACGCAAGGCGGTGGCCGCATAGGTGAGACGGTGCTTAAACCGGTGAAGCCAAGCCGGGTGAGCCACGAGGAATTAAGCGCGCACCTGGAGAAACTGGGACTCGACGAAAGCGATATTAAGTCGTTAGGCCCGGACATTGGAATGACGCTCTGGCGCGCCACTAATGGAATCAAACCGAGCGATGGCGTGTTTCGCGTGTGGGACAAAGGCAAAGAGCGTTTGTTTCAAGTGGACGACCCGGACCTACTCAAAGCTTTATCGTTAGCCGACAGCGCGGACGCCGCGGCGATTAAGATGCTCCCGTTATTCAAACCGTTTGCAGCGGTAACCAAGATGTTGCGGACCGGCGCCACGCTCACACCCGAGTTTATGGCGCGCAATCCGTTTAGGGACCAGCTCAGCGCCACGGTGTTTAGCCGGCATGGATTTGTGCCAGGCTTTGACGGTTTCCGCGGTATGCTTTCGGTGCTCAAAAAAGATCAGTATTACAAAGACTGGATTAAGAGCGGTGGCCGTTACTCGGGGCTTTATGACATTGAAGGCCCGACCATGCGCAAGACTCTGGAGCGCGTGATACGGGACCCTGGCGCCGTGGAGCAAGCCGGCCTTATGTTGCGCCACCCATTGCAAACACTGGGCGCCGTATCCAGTGCGTTTGAGAACGCAACGCGCGTGGGAGAATTTCGCCGCGCGATCGACGCCGGCATGGACCCGCGCACCGCGGCTAACGCATCCAAAGATGTAACGCTAAATTTCTCGCGCTCCGGTTTGAAAGGCAAGGTAGCCAATCAGGTAATGGCGTTTTTCAACGCCGGCTTGCAGGACCTGGACAAGTTTGTGCGCGCACATCGAGAGGCACCATTGCGCACCACCACCAAAGCGTTTCTGGCAATCAGCGTGCCGTCAATCGTCACGTGGGCGCTGGGCAAAGACGACCCGAAAATTCAGAACCTACCCGAGTGGCGCAAAAACTTCTTTTGGAATCTCAACGTAAACGGCACGGTGCTCAGTTTACCCAAGCCGTTTCTACTCGGGGCGCTTTACGGCACCAGCGTTGAGAAGGCGCTGGACTATGCCAATGGCCGGGACCCTAACGCGGTGAAGAAAGCACTTAGCGCAATCTACCAGGCGGGCAGCCCGGCCCGCGGCGATATGATTGCGGCCACCAACGCATTTAAGCCGCTCGTGGAAAACATGACTAACTATTCGTTTTTCCAGGGGCGCCCACTGTTAAGCGAATCGCAACGGCAGCTCTCACCGGCCATGCAGTTTTCACCGAACACCAGCGAGACGGCGAAGTTTGTAGGCAAGCAGCTAAACCAATCGCCAATTTTGATCGACAATTTAATTCGCGGCTATTTCGGCGGGCTGGGACGTTACGCCACCGACGCAACCGACTGGCTCATGTTAAAGGCCCAGGGCCAGGACACGCCGGCGCCACCGGCAAAAAGCGTTTCGCAAATGCCACTCATAAAAGGATTCGTGCAACAGCCATACGAGGCCAGCGCATACGTGCAACGCTTCTACAGCGCGCTCGACAAAGCAGAGACGCGCCTTAACGATATGCGCGCCTACGGCCAGCAGCTCGACAACGCCGGCATGAGAGATTTTCTAAAAGACAACCGGGACCAGCTCGCCTGGTATAACGCCGGCAAAGGTGAGGGCACAGTAATGACGGAGCTTCGCAAGACGCGCGATGATTTATCCGACATTAACAAGGCGATGGTGGCCGTGCAGCGGAGCCGTGGCATCAGCCCGGAAGAGAAACAGAAACGTTTAATCCAACTCGGGGAGACGCGGGACAAGCTGGCAGAGGCAGCTTTCAAAACCTATATCCACCCGAGCGATCGGCAGAAAGTATTTTGAGGGGAGGTGAGGGGAACCAATGCCAGCTAAATCAAAGAAACAATACGGAGCGATGCAGGCCGCAGCGCATGGCAAAAGCACACTCGGGATACCGAAGAAGGTAGGCCGCGAATTTGTCAAAGCCACGCCCAACCCGAAGCGGCTACCAGTTAGGGCGAAGAAACGCCGTTAATTGAGCGAGTGCAACAGACGCTCACCGCGCAGCTCTTCACGAACTTGCTCGCGGATTTTCTCATACTTGGCGGCCTCGGTTTCAGTCAGTAGGCGCTCGCGCGTGATGCGTTTTAATTTGCGCTCGCGCGTGGCCAGGCCGTAAGCGCCGGCAATCACAAGCAGCCAGCCAAAATCAAGAGCCGCGCCGGAAAAATCCCACTCAACAAAGCGCGGCTTAATAAACACAAGCGCATAAGGCAGCACGCCCAGCGCGATCAAAAACAGATTTGTTAGCAGTTTTCTCATGGGCGCGAAGTAGAGCACCGGTGCCCCTGGTTGTCAACTTTCTATCCCTATGCTATAGGGCCGGCCATGAAAATACCAATCACCTTAACGTTTACTGAGGAGCTACTGGGCACGTCCCCGGCAGACCCTTTAATTCACAGCGAATATATCGCGTCCAAAGCGCCGGACGCCAAGCAACGGCGCGAGGAAGAGATGGCAGAAGTTGGCCCCGTGGAAATGGAGATGCGCAACATGAGTGTGTTTCCGCGCGAGCGCGGCGTGCCGTTTCTTTATGACTACCAGATCAAAGGCTTTTTGAAAGATGCGTGCTCGTGCCTGGCCCGCGTGCCCGGCACCAAGAGCGCCGGCCTTAAAGCTTACCGGAAGATCATTGACGGAACGATATTTGTTTTCCCGAGAAAGATTTTCATTGATGGCAAGGGCGAGGTGGGCGATTGCCAGCGGCCCTTGCGCGCCAGCGGTCCGCAAGGCGAGCGTGTGGCGCTCGCGCACAGTGAGACAATGCCGGCAGGCTCGCACATCGAGTTTGTGATTGAGCTACTGGACGGAAGCAAATGGCCAGTGGTAAAAGAGTGGCTGGATTATGGGAAGCTTCGCGGCATCGGCCAATGGCGCAACAGCGGCAAAGGCCGTTTCACCTACAAAGCCAAAGCGAAGGCGTAGTGCGCTCAGCAGCGGGCAGCATGGCAAAGGCGGGGCGCTACACCGCACAGCGCGGCGAAGCAAGGCAAAGGCGATGCAAAGGCAAGGCATGGCGCAGCATCGCAGTGCCAAGGCGTCGCCTGGCAGAGCTTCGCCATGCGGGGCAAAGGCCACGCAGAGCTCGCCGGAGCATAGCAAAGGCAACGCATAGTGAAGCAGGGCAGGGCAAAGGCATTGCCAAGCTCAGCCACACAGCGCGCCGCAAAGGCGTGGCGTGGCAGCGAAACCCAGGGCCCCGCGCAGCAAAGGCGAAGCATCGCCGAGAATTGCAAGGCGGCGCAAAGGCAAAGCCTCGCAAGGCATGGAGTGGCAACGCAACGGCTATGCGCTGCATAGCACAGCAACGCAAGGGCAGCGCCCTGCGCGGCGCAACATGGCAGCGCGAAGGGCAGAGCTGCGCAGAGCAAGGCCCGGCAAAGGCATGGCTGAGAATTGCCCGGCATCGCGCGGCTCAGCAACCGGCACGGATGAGCCAAGCTCCGCGAATCACAGCAAAGGCAACGGGTGGCGTGGCAAATCTTCGCGCGGCAATGGCGCGGCGAAGCAATGAAGCGCAGAGCACCGATCGGCAAAGCGAAACACATGGGCGGTGCACAGATGTTTTCTGGCCCGCCCGTGTGTCCCCCCGGGAAGCAGTAGGAAAAACAGTAGGAGTTAAGAATTTACCCAGGTAGGCAAGCTGGTCCGTAGCCTTCGCCAGCCGATTTTCGGAACGTCATGATTTGCTCATATCGTTACCCCATTTTGGCCATTTTACCCGGGTAAATTGCAGTTTTGGCGCTTTAACTTTTGGGTGATGATGCAAACGCCGCGTGACGTTTTATAGCATCCAATCAGTAGGAGAAACAGTAGGAGGAAAATTGTTGACTTTTCCCGGGAGCCGGCGACTTTTGGCCCCATGAGAGTAAACAACCAACAGTCACCGGCAGAGCGCAAACCGGTGGAATCCCTGGAGGATTTTAAGCAGCGCATTAAACAAATCATCGGGCCGGCGCCGCGGGAAGATAGACCGTGCGTGCGCGCACCTGGAGGCTACGGCTACCGACCGACACCGACAAGACCGGAGGACTCATAAAATGAATCGCTCCTTTACAGCAAGCGACGGACGCAAGCGCACTTTGTTCAGACCGAGCGGCAGTAACATTTGGTATTGTCGGACTCAGCAAAATGGTAAAGACGTGCCACGCTCCACCCAAACAACGGAGCTGGCCGCGGCCAAAAAGCGTGCTATCCAGATCATTAACGAAATGGTGAGCGGCGAGGTGATAGATACGAAAGCAAGCTTTGAGGATTTGCTTAAACGTTTCGAGAGCGTGCGCGGGAACCGGCATAAGAATGACGCGGCTTTTGCAGCGCGATTGCGCGCGACGTTTGGCAAGAGCAAGGGCGAACCGGATGCCGGGATGCAGTTACACGTGCGCCAGGTCAGGCCGGGCGATTTGCAAAGCTGGCTAACGACTCAGGCGCAGATTGGCCGCAAGGGTAAACCGTGGAAGGGCCGCACAGTGAATCATTATCGGCTGTGGCTTAAACAAATCTTCGACGTGGCCGTGGCCGATCGGCTGATAACGCGCGATGAGCACCCGTTTGCAGCGAAGCTGATTAAGCGCCGGCGCCCCGATACAGTGCGCCGCAACATTCCAACGCCCGAGCAATTCGCGGCGATCATTGCGGACGTGCGGGAGAATCACCCCGCCAAAACTGGACACGCGCCACGCGGCGAGGACCTGGCAGATTTTCTGGAGTTTCTCGGGCTGGCCGGACTGGGCCAGGCGGAAGCGGAACGGTTGCGAAAGTGCGATGTGCAGGGCGATAAAATGCGCATCATTCGCCAGAAAACGGGCGTGCCTTTTGAGGTGCCGGTTTACTCGTGGCTGGCCCCGCTCATTGCGCGCCGGATGGCAGCGACCGCGAAGGATACCGACCCGCTCTTTTACGATGGCGAGAGCGGCAAGGCGCTTACCGCAGCGTGCAAACGGTTAGAGATTACACATTTCACACCGCGCGGGCTCCGGGCGATGTTGATTAAACGGTTGTATGATGCCGGCGTGCCGATCAAACGCATTGCACTTTGGCAGGGACACCGCGACGGTGGCCACTTAATCCAGACGACCTACACCGAAGTATTTAGCGACCTGGACGAAGCCGCGGAACAAGCGGACCTGGCGCGTATCGGTGGCGCCGTCTCGTTAGCGGCCTAGCAAAAGAGCGCCCGTAGCTCAACGGATTAGAGCACCGGCCTACGGAGCCGGGTGTTGCAGGTTCAAATCCTGCCGGGCGCGCATTTATGACATTTTCGCAATTTGCGAAAATCGTTTAACCGTGTTGACAATTTGCGTGCATCATGCGGGGAGACTGTTAAGCTGCCCGACAGTCTTAGGACCTTAACCGACCCGGACCCTACTCTCAAAAATGATTAGTAACCCTCCTCCACACCCGCGAATTGGAAAGAAAATATAACCCGCTCTCACGGCAAGTTTTGTTTGCCATTTTGCGCGATCACCAGGGCTGGAATGAGGGGCGATTTGCAAAGCAAGCTGGCGTTGCCCTAAGCGTTTTATCGAATCAGCTCTCGGGGCAGCGTCCTATTCGCATCCAACACCTGTCAGCTTACTTGCGCGTGCTGGACGCGCACGAGCGCCCGAAACTCTTAAACGCCTGGCTCCGCGATAACGTGGAGCATGAGACGATTCACGACCTACTCAACGGCCAGATCGGCTTAAATGCCGAGGTGCGCGAATGGAGGCCAGAGCTAAATCCAGATCAAGCGGCGATGCTGGACTGGTTAGCGCAAGAGCTGCCTAACGACCCCGAGCTGGAGAAAGTATTTACCCACTTAACAAAGAGCGTGGGTTTCCGCTTTCCGGGGATGGGTGAAAAGTTTACGGGGAGTCCCCTTCGATTGCGTGAGTTTATCGAACGCGCGCCGGCTTTCATTTGGCTGGACGGGGCGGACGGCAAAGGTTGCAGTTTCGTAAACAAGCGGTGGCTCCGCTTCACCGGCAGCAAACTAAAGAACGAGCTCGGGGACGGATGGGCGAAACACATTCACCCCAAAGATCGGCAACGTATCGTGCACTCTTACAAGAAGGCGTGCGAGCGCCGCCAGCCGCTTATTAACGTGTATCGACTAAAGAGGCATGATGGAAAATACCGCTGGATCGTTTCACAAGGCACACCGCGCTACGATGGCCGGAAATTCGTGGGTTATATAGGCTGTGCGATGGACATCACCGGTGTTTTGCCGGCGCAAACGCGCTTTCACTTCCCGCCAAACAAGTGAACAGCCTAACGAAATTAGTTATTGCCATTGCGTAGTAAGGGCGTATAAAGCGCGGCATGAAACCTTAACACCACACCATGAATGGAATAGACCAGCAAACAGCAACGGCCACGGAGGAAGCGCCGCCGATCGGTGGCGCGCCTGTCGTGGGTAACTATCAATGTCCAAAATGCAGCAAGTCATTCGACAAGCCCGCAGCTCTCAACATGCACCTTATGAGAGTGCACACGCCCGCGGGCAGAGCGGGACCCTTGCGCGGCTCGCAGACCGCGCACCGCAACCGCTTAACAATGCAGGAGAAAATGTCACGCGGTGCGCGTGCGGCCTGGCGAGCTCGGGAGGCGCGCGGTGGCAGAGCAATGAGCCACGAGGAAATGAAAGCTAAGCGCCGGCAAGCATACCGGCAGCAGGTGAAAGAGTATCGCGCCCGCGGGCTCAACGCGCACGGGGACCGATTCAAACCGGGCTACGGTCCGCAATACCGGCGCCGGACCGGGTTACCCAGGACCGACGCCGAGAAGGCCAGGACCAGGAACTACCAGGCCGAAGCGAGAGCGCGCAACATTGCGGCTGGCCTAACGAGTAGGGGCACACCGCGCAAGCGCGGACTGAGGAAAGCACAGCGGCGCCAGAAGGCGCGCAACTACGGGCAAACTTACTACTGGCGCAAGCGCGCGGAGCAAGGGCACCCAGTGCCACCCGATAAGCAGCACCTTTTAATGACGTATGAGAACGGCGCACACCCTGGCGGTAAGCTGGGCATGAGCGCCACCGCGGCGCTACGGCTACCCAAAGCGCCGGAGAAGCCAGCGGCGCCAGCCGCGGCCCGCGTTGTGATGTTTTGCCCGTGTTGCGGGACGAACATTCAGAACGTGCAGACCGCGGTGAACTTTGGCGATTGAGAAACAACGAAAGGGAAAAAGCACTCATGAGTAAACCAAACGGAAACGGAAACCAAAACGGCAGCCAGCATGGCAGCCGGCCCAACCGCACCAGCCACCGGCCAAAACAACGCCTGGTGGATTTTCTACACGTGCGCGCTGATTATCAGTGCGCCTTGTTAGGCGCGTTTGGGTTTTCCACCTACTACATTAAAAGCAAAACAGGACTCTCACCGGGGCAGATCGGCTACCGCTTAAAGAAAGCGGAGATTAGCCGGATGGATTTTCGCAACGGGCAAAGCGTCTATGCGGAAATGGTATTGCGCAACGTGCGCCAGGTGGCCCAGGAAAAACTGGTAAAGCACCTTTACAATGTCACGCCACCGCGGACCGGTGAGAGTGCCGGCTTGAAATTGGTAGCATGAGGGCCGAGAGTTACAGCATGGTTAGTCGTCTCTCAGACCGCGCAATGGATGGCCTTTTCTGGCTGGGTATTGCTCTTATTCCGCTGGGCCTGGTGCTATTCATTGTGAGCGCGCTGTGGAAATAATCGCGCTGGTTCTTAGTTTTATCGGCGTGGTGCTCACGGTGCTTTCGCGCACCGACAAATTGTTACGGCAAATCCGGGACGTGTTGATTGAGATTCGGGACCAGAAAATAGGGCCGCCCAAAATATGACACTCGTTAGGCTTTCCCAAGAGCCGTATTTCAAACGGTGGATAATTGTGCCCGCGGATGAAATGGACCCGCCCCGCCTGGCCTGGAGCGGGAGCCGGTGGGTGCCGATCGGTGGCAGCGTGCAGGTGTGCAACTTCGACGAACGAAGCCACGCGGAAAGCTATGCCACCGGCGCCGGCTTTGATGTGGAATACGAAACCGGCAACGACCCGCCAGCGCCGCGGACCGGCATCGACCCGCCACCTTATGGCTAAACCCTGGCACGAGATAACGCCGCAAGAGTTTGCGGCCATGAGTGAGAGCGAGAAACGCGAGCTCGCCCGAAGAATTTTAGAGGACGCTTTTGGAGAGCCGGCCAATGAGCACCGGCGCAAGATCATCGAGGGAATCTTAAACGCGAACTATGGACCGGAAGAAACGCCAAAAGTGGAAAGAGCACTGGATACTTGACGACCAGGCCCGGCCCGTGCAGGTGGACCTTTTGACGTGGGCGAAATGGTTTGGCACCCATAAGCGCGTTGTGTGCCAGGAAACGATTGCGCAAAATCGCGTCTCGACAATTTTCTTAGGGATAGATCACAGCTTTTTAGAGATCGGGCCGCCGATACTTTGGGAAACAATGACCTTTGGCGCCAAGCTGGACGGCGACCAGGAGCGATGCGCCGGCAGTAAGGAACAAGCCGAAGCGATGCACGAGCAGATGGTAAAGCGCGTGTGCGAAGCTTACGGCATCCCATACGACCCGGCCCGCAAGCGTGTGAACGATGCCGGCGTGCACCGGCGCCAGGCCGCGGTGTTTCGTAAACGGATGCGCGAACTAAACAAATCAATAAAGAAGTCGTTAGGCAAACCGGCAAAGAAGAAAACAAAATGAAAGTCTGGACTGGCGAAATGATTGTGGAAGCCATCGAATCCGGCGCCGTGGATATGGACGAAGCGGACCGCTTAATGGAAAAGATCAAGCCGATATTGGCCGGCAAATTCCCGCCCGTGCAATCGTTTGCCCTTGCCGAATTGCTGGCAATCTGGCTACTGGGACACGATGAAGATACGCGCGAGCAATTACTCCAGGCGCATATTGAAACGGTGCGCTCGTTGATTGAGGGGCGGAAATGATTAAAGCGCCATTCACTCCCGAGCAGGTGGAGCGGCTGAATTGGTATCAAACAAAGTCGGGCTGGCATCCGTTTACGTGTGGCACGATCGGTTGCCAGGAGACGGTGAACATCGAAGGGCATCCGCCCTTCAAAGTCTCAACAACACTGATTGCGACAGAGCAGGGCTGGAAATGTCCCAAGTGTGATTACACACAAGACTGGGCGCACAGTTTTATGGTGGCCCACAATTTTCCAACGCCTAACGAGTTAATTAAAAACGAATGATCGGGCCCGGGAAATACGATCAGCTTTGCACCGAAGCACGCGAGAAGGCCAAAGCGCACGGCGCGCTTCTCATAATTATAGAGGGCGCGATTGGCTGGGGCTTTGCCTGCCAATGTTCGCCCGAAATACTGGCCCGCGTGCCGGCAATGTTGCGCTACCTGGCCGCCGACATTGAGCGAGACATAGGCGCCGGCGATACGTCGCAGCTCTTCGACGTTGCGCGCGAGATAACACACGCCGCGGGCTTTGATTGGACCGACCCGCGCACGGGCAAGACACACCCGGCGCCGAAGAAAGACGCCGGCCACTGATTCAAAAAGTGCCTTGTTCGATTTAGCTAAGCCGGGCCGTGATAAGCTTTAGCGCCCAGCCGCGCGGCGTGTGCCGGCCCGCTTCCCAGTCTTGCCAGGTGCGATACGGGACGCCCAGGCGCCGGGACGCATCCGCGCGCGTGAGGCCGTGCTTTCGACGGTAGCGGCGCAAGAGCCGGGGAAACGGTTTGTTTTGCTCGGGTTTCATGGTAGGGTTAAGACGTTAGTTGTTTACTCAAACAGCCCGCCTGGAGCGCGTAAGTGCCCAGGCGGGTTTTTCATTTCGTCGGGTTAAAATCATTCGATGGGTTTAGGCAATCACTCCAGGCCGGCGCGCGCGCCCGTGCGCGCGCCGGTGTTGGAATTATCGCTTAGAGGTTTTGATTGCGAGAACAACCACGGCCACGCAAACGGCCAGCGGTGCCCACGCGATCACGAAACGCAAGAGCGTTGTCATTGCCGGCGCCGCGGTGGCGGACAAATTAAGTATTGCTCGCCAGGCTCGGGTTTCTCAACGTCCCATATCGTTTTAATGGGGCGCGTGATGTGTCCCCGGTTATCGTAACGGATGCCGCAAACGTCGCACGTTACATCAGGCCCGGCGCCGTAATGGCCGGCCCGCACTTCGTGGCCGCACTCACAGTCAAAATGCCCGGGCGCCGGTTGCCCTGGTGGCACGTTGTCCCGAATCCAGGCCGCTTTAATTCTGGTGCTAGTTATCATGTTTCAATTTACCTTTCGTTAGTTGTTTACTTGTGGAGCGTCATTGCTCCCCACTGGCGCGCCGGATGGAACAGCGCGCCAGGCCGGGAACAGACTTAGCAGGGGCGCGCCGTGTCGGCGGTCAAAACCGCTTTACCGTCGCGCAACTTCCAATCGGTAGGCCGCAACTCCCAGCCGGCCTTATGGCGCCGGAGCCAGTAATGTTGGCCGCCGTGAACTACCAGCCGCTCGTGACCGGCCCGCGGTAGCACCGCGCCGAAGTAATAGCGCGCCAGCTTTGAGCTCATGAAGAGCGGCCCCGGCGCCGGTTGCCGGCGCTTGTCCAACGCTTTCCATTCTGGCGATTGACTGGCGAGCCGCATAGCGCGCTCACTGGGACGCTCGAAAGCATCCGTTTCAATTATCTTACTCATTCAATTTTCCTTTCGTTAGGTTGTTTACTTGTGGAGCGTCATTGCTCCCCGCTGGCGCGCCGGATGGAACAGCGCGCCAGGACGGGAACAATCAGGTCGCCGACTCTGCCGGCGCGTATGACTGGCCCAGGATGAAATCAGCCGCACGTTGAGCAGCCGCCGCGGCCATAACAACTAGCTTGCGATCATCGCGCAGACGCTGGAGCCAGGACGCGATATAAGCAGCCGAATTGTCAACGGTAGTATGAAGGATGCCGGCGCTCGCGCTCAAATAGCTGGCGCCCATTTCGGCCAGCAACTCCTCTTTCGCGTAGGTGCTAGAACCGAAATTTGTGCTTTCGTTTGCCAGCCTGGCAAGCCTGGACTCGTGGCCGGTAGCGTGCACGAGCTCATGAAACAGCGTGGAGTAGTATTCTGCCTCAACGCTGAACGAATCGCGCGCCGGCATGTTTACGCGGTCAACGTCGCGGCGATAATAGGCGCGCGGCTCGCCGTGCGTAATCTCGGGGCGCGCCGGCATTGCTTCAACGATGGACTCAGCCGCGGCGATAGGGTCAAACGTGACCGCGCGCGGCTCGGGTTTCGGATATGCCAGGCCGTCGCATTGCTCAACGTTGAAAACGTTGTAATAGCGAAGCAGAGGCACGAATTTACGCTTGCCCGGGTTTTCCTTGTCATCGACTTCTAACCGCTTCCAGAAAACCGCGAGACTGGACTTTTCGCCCTTGCGAACATTGCCGCCACGCTCGCGCGCTTGTTTGTAGCTCACCCAGTAAGGCGAGCCAAAGCCGGCGCATGAAAGCAACCAGACATTGACGCCGCGGTATGGCTTGCCGCTGGCAAGGTTGCGCGGGAATTGATACTCACCGCCCGCCCAGGGTTTCCGCCAGGGAACCGTGCCCGCTTCCAGGAGCGAAATCACGCGGTCAGTGACAATTTGATAAACATCGTTTCGACTTGCTGGCGCGAAACTGGCCGTTTCATCTGTTAGTTGTTTACTCATAATTTACCTATGAACATACACGGACTTCGTGTGTCGTCAAATGAAAATCTTTTAATTATTTTCGTGAGGGTTTTTGTCGGTGCTCTTAGGTGCATGTGTCGGAATTTTTGACAAACTGCGAAATTCGTTAGTCTGCGCCGGTTTTGGTATTGCAAACGAAAACCCGGCGCGTCATTAACCCGTAACAAATCAAAAGTAGGACTGGGAAAATGGACACGATTTTAGACGGAGATTTGTTAAGGACGGCCAGAGCGCGCCACCTGGACGACGTAGTTCAACAAATAAAACTTTTCAGCCGGCGCGCAGACTACCCCGAGGACCGCGTAGCACTCGCAGAACTAGAGCGCGAATTGCTAACGATCGAAACCCGATGGAGAAAAGCCGGATTGATTGAGCCGGCGCCGGAGCTCGCCGCATGATTAAGACGATAACCGAAAACGGCGCGCTTTATTCGATAGGCAAACGGCAACAACGCCGGCGCTCGTGGCTCTGGACTTTTCGCCTGGCTCTCATTCGTGGCCTGGATTGGCTTTTGACCTGGAGGAAACGCCGATGAGTTTAGTTGGCAAAACACGGGAGCAGATCGAGCACGCAACGCGCCACAAAAAACGCGAAGAGCTTTTGGAAATCATCTACAGCCTGGCAACGTTTGAACCGCATTTCAAACCGCAAGAGATAGCCGAGCGCCGGCGCATGAGTAAGGGCAAAGTTTTGCGGCTGATTAAAGCCGGAGTGTTACGAGCTCACAAACCGATGGAGAACGCTTTGCGCGTGCCATTGTCGGCAATCCAGGACTGGGACGAAAAGACCGCTCTTTTTTTTTCTCGTAAGAATGAGACGAAACCCGAGCCAGCCATAGGACGCTAACCGATGCCAGCCGCACCCTTACCAGAGCCAGACGACCCCGGCGCCGCTTTTCTTTTTCCAGAAGAGGTTATTTCTCAACTAACAGATGAGGAGCGCAAGCACGGCAAATACACGCTTGCACGGCTCCCAGAGCAGAAGCGCAAAAGCATTGTCCAGTTACTCATTGAGCGCCGGCCACACCGTGACATTGAAAGGATGCTCAGCGTTCACAATGAGACGATTCGCGCCGTGGCCGATGCGCACGCCGTGGAAATAGACGCAGCTTGGAACCATTTCGGCAAAAAATTGCGCCGGATAAATTGGCACCTGGCCGACCGACTCGAAAAAGAGGTGACAAGCTTCCCGATTCAGTCAATCCCGCTGGCGCTCAAATTGATTGGCGAGCACGCCGAACTAATCGAAGGCCGTGCAACCGAACGAATCGAAGAGGTGCACCGCGTGGACATTTACGAGCACTGGAAAAAATACCTGGCCGGCCAGGAAAACGGTTTAGACGGCGAAAAATTCCCGGTAATAGATGGCGAGCTCGTGACCGATCAGACGCCGGCGCCTAACGAGACAAACCCTGGCGAAACGCTCGCACCTGGTAAGCAATCAGACGAATCGAGGCAACCCACCCAGGGAAACGGCCAACCCCCCTACTGTTTATCCTACGAATCGGCCCGAGAACCCGAGCCGAAAGACTCAGAGCCGCGGCCCCCCGGGGGGGGGAGCGCCGGCGCCGATGGGCCCCCCCCAATCGTAACCGATAACCTGTCTCGGAAATTTTCACCTAATGGGGAGTAACCTTTCATGGCGTGGTATTACGAAGCTTCCATTGCAGACCGTTTGGGCTTAACACGAAATGCGCTTGAAGATTACAGAGCGCGCTCGCTGAAAAAAAAGGGCGACTGGAAAAAGATCGGGCGCGCGGTGGCGCTAAGTGAGCCGGCGCTTAAAAAACTTCTCACTGACCTTAACGCGAACGGCCTGGATTGCACCGACTGCCAGGTAAGAAAAAACGGCGCCGACGAAACAGAGGCAGGTGTTGAGGAGTTGAAGGTAATTCGGGTTTACCCTAACCCACGCTTGTTACTGGCGGCTACTGACACGGGCGAGCAGGTGCGCGTGCAGGTGCCTAACAATAACAATTTCCGCGCCGGCATGACGATCAAAGCGCGAGCGTTGCGACTGCCGGCAATGCAACTTTACCGCCTGGAGGGCAGATGCCCGCGGTTCCCGGGCAAGTGGTGACTGGCTTATGGAAGGCTACGGCAAAATTTATCGCCAGATTTTCAAGAGCAGCATCGCGGCCAACTACGAGGTGCGCCACATCTTCATGGACCTTTGTTTGCTCTGCGATCGGGAGGGCAACATTGATATGACTTATGAGGCCATCGCGCGAGAAACCGGCGTGCCACTGGAGAAAGTCATTGCCACGATTAAGGAGCTCATGCAGGAGGATTTTGAAAGCCGATCGAAACGCGAAGGTGGCGCGCGCCTGGCATTGATCGACGCTAACAGGCCGTGGGGCTGGCGCATTATCAATCACTCTTACTACCGCGGGCTGGAATCCAGGCGCAATTACTGGCGCGATTGGAAGCGTAAAAAACGAGCGGAGGAAAAGGCACAAAAGGATGGACAAAGTGGACAAGACTTGTCCAAGCCTGTCCAAGCTTGTCCAAGTGTGTCCAAGTCTGTCCAAGAGTGTCCAAGCCCGTCCAAAAATCACATAGGAGAAACAGGTGTGGACTTTCCACGATTTCCACACAATCAGACTCAAAGACAAAGACAAACAAATACACCAGAGGGCGAGCGTGGAATTGTGGACATTGACCAGGCGAAAGTTTCGCTTTCCCTTCTCAGCAAAGATCATTTTGGCCAGACTTTTGAATGGCAACATTGGAGCACCTACAGCGAGGACCTTGTTAGGCGCGCGAGAGTAACACAACAAGACCTGGACCTACTCACCTGGTTTTACGGCTTGCCGGAAGATCACCCGTTTTTCAATGGCGAAAAGCGAGTGACCCGGCGCCGGCAAAGCTTTGAGGCTTTGTTAGAGAACCTTGCCAGCGAGGTGCAAAAAGTGCGCCGGGTGCGAAAAATAACGGGGCTCCCGGAGGAGCTGGAGCACGACGAGCGCAACGGCGATGAGGAGGAAGAGCGCACGCGCCGGCGCCGCGAAAAAAGAGAAGCGTGGACGCCCGAGCGGATGCAAGCCACGCGCGAGCTCTTCCCGGAAATGGTAGCGGCAGAGGGAACGGCAGCCGGACCACCCGCAAAATTCACAGACTTAGACGACGATTTGCGCGCACGCATTGAGGCGCGCGTAAAGGAGAACGAACAAAAAAATGATAGCGGCGCGGCAGCAGCTTAACACGATCGTTGACAACGGGAGCTGGACCGGTGGCAATGGACGCCGGCCAGTTAGAACGGTGCAGGTGCACCGGACACCGCCGCACTCAGTAGAAGCAGAGCAGGGCGTGCTGGGCTCCATGATTTGCTCGCGTGACGCGATCGGGGAAACAATGGACAAGCTGGGCGCGGACCATTTTTACGTGCCGGCTCATAACACGATTTACACGGTGCTTTGCGAGTTATACGAGAGCGGCACACCGATTGACCTTATTACTTTTACCCAGGTGCTCAGGGACAGGAACATACTGGAGACGGTAGGGGGGGCGGCTTATGTCACCAGCTTGTTTACCTTCGTGCCGACCGCGGCAAACGTGGAGTATTACAGCGCGATCGTGCGCGAGAAATTTGTAGCGCGCGAGATCATTGCCAGGTGCACCGAGTTAGTGCGCACAGCCTACGAGGAGCAACTGGAAATTGACGATATGCTGGAGCAGGCCCAGGCCGCATTGGTAGCTATCCTGGTGGACCGGGAGCGCGGCGATACTTTCCACCACGTAAGCGAAGCGGTGCAGTTTGCCCTGGACCGGCTGGACGTGGCTTACCATCACCGCGGAGACAACGCCGTGCTGGGATTGGAAACCGGCTTTTACGATTTTGACCGCATGACCACTGGCCTACAGCCTGGCCAATTCGTTGTGTTAGGAGCGCGGCCCAGCCAGGGCAAAACATCACTGGCGCTTAACTTCGCGGCAAACATAGCCATGAAAAACAGGGTGCCACTGGGTTTGTTTTCCCTGGAAATGACCTTTGAACAGTTAGGCGTGCGACTCATGGCCAGCTACGGCCAGGTGCCACGCCAACGTTTCCGCGATGGATTCTTAACGCGCAACGAAAGCAAAGACGACTTTAGAGAAATCACCGAAAGAGCCGGCCCGATGATGGGCGCGCCATTGTGGATTGACGACTCATCGGCGCTCACCATTGCGCAGTTTCGCGCGCGCGCCAGGCTCATGAAACTACGCCACAAAGTAAAGGCGCTGGTGGTGGACTACGTGCAACTCATGAGCTCCGACTCGCGCCGGGCGAAAGACAATTTGCGCGTCGAGATCACAGAGATAAGCGCAGCATTAAAAGCCACCGCAAAAGAGCTACAACTGCCGGTGATCGGTTGCGCGCAACTGAACCGGGAAGCAGAGGGGCGGGAGTTTGGCCGGCCACGCATGGCCGACCTAAAAGAGAGCGGCGCCCTGGAGCAAGACGCCGACATAGTGGCCTTACTCTGGCGCCCCGAGCGGCACCTGGAGGAGGACAACGCGAAGCAATGGGCAAAGTGTGCGCGTGTGCTCGACATAAGAGACGGGACGGGCCGGCAGCTTTACGGGCGCGAGCTCAGCGAGGATGAAGAAAACCAACGGGACCGGCAGATAAAGCAGTTTGCAAAATTGATCGTGGCAAAGCAGCGAGACGGCCCGGTGGGCGAGATACCATTGCGCTTTGTGCCCGAGCAAACCCAGTTTCAAAACGCCACCAAAAAGATGTGGAGTAACAACCCGAAGGAAAGGCAGCTCGTATGAAACTCAACGAGCTAGACAGGGAAGCTTACGCATTTATCTGCGAAAACCCCGGGTGCAACATGACTCACATTGCTCTGCTGTTTAACAAAGGACACTCCATTTACGGGAAGCAACGAGCCGCTTCGTTGTCGATTGCCCGACTAAGGCGAGCGAAGAAAATCATTGATTGCCCGCGGTGCCCATATTGCGGACGCGCGCTTTCGCGGCAGCGGCGAAACGTCCCTCTATACCCGACGAACAACGGGGAGAGCGGCGAACGAAGCCGGCAAGAGGACCTTTTTTAATGAAACTCTGTTCAACATGCCACCAGCGGCCAGCTCGAAACGGGCAACGGACCTGTAAGAGCTGCCACGCCGCGGCGATGCGCCGTTATCGCCAGGGCAGGGTGTTAGTTCCACGTGGATTTGTTCTACGTGAAACACTCGACAAAAACGGAAGGGTGCGAGCCGCACGCTTGAAAAATGAACGGTGACACAGACCTACTGGACTTTATGGACAAGTATGCCGTGCAAGCGTGGCCGGAGAGGCAAAGGCACGAAGCAGTCTCGTGGACGGTGCAGCTCGCAAAGCCATTTATCCAGGTGACCAGGCCGACACTTCGCATGGCGATACGAGATTTAATGTTTAAGGCAATGACGAAAACAAACAATCAATGATACAACTAGCCCTAACCCTGGCGCTAGTTATGACAGGACTAGAGCCACACCCGATTTTCGAGTTACCAGACGCCACGATGTTACGCC